GCCCACGGCCTGTATATTGAGCTCAAGAAGAAGGGCGGCAGAGCAAGCCCGGAACAGCTTTGGTGGATGGAGGAATTGCTGAAACAGGGATATGAGGCGTCTATTTGCTATGGTTGGCAGGAGGCGTCCGAGACGATCAGGAGGTACCTGGATGGGGAATCTGGATGATTTGCGGTATTGGGCAGCCCGGAAAGCAAAAGCAGACAGGCTGCCGGCGGAAGTGCGCGAGGAGCACGCTGCTGCATATCGGGAGGTCTGTGAGAAAACACTCGCGCTCACTCTGGAAACTCTGGCGGATGTGGTATGCGCCGTCCACGGAAGCCCGAACCGGGCATTGCAGGATGCGTCTGGCGTGGTAGCCCAGAGGTATCTGGATGGGGATGTGGATGCGTTTATCCGGGCTGTCGAACGGTTCCTGGCAGTGGCCGGTGATAAGTTCACGCAGATGGGGTTTGAAGTCTGTGATGCGCCGGCATGGGAGACGTTATGACCCGGGGAAGCGAGCATGAGGCGAGAGAGCCGAGGGAGGAAAGTATGACCCGCATAGCAAAGCCCGGAGGGGGATATTTGACGGTGGAAGAGAGGAGGCCAACAATGAGTGACTATATCAGCCCCTGCGAGGATTGCCGCCGTAACTGCGAAATCCCTTGCTGGAAGGTGGGACATGGACTTCTGCGGCCCGTGGCGCGGGGGAAGTGGAGGAAGAGCGAGTTGCTTAACTATAACCCGGAGTGTTCTGTTTGCTCTTATGTGTCCAGAGAAAGATACAACTACTGCCCAAACTGCGGGGCCGACATGAGAGGAGGCCGACAATGACACCCATTGAAAAATCAACCCTCAGCCGTGTGGCGGGGATCATCGAGGGTGTATCGTATGGCGTAGACGCAAAGGCGGCGGATGCGCTCATAAGGGCCGTGGCGCTGCTGGAAGGGATGCTGGAAGGAGGGCAGGACAATGGATAGGCTGACAATTCGACTAAAGGATGGGCATGCGGGGGTACTTGGACATACCCCGGATTGGGCGGTTGCTGATCGTCTGGCTGATTATGAGGATACCGGACTGGAGCCGGAGGAAATACGGGCAATTCAGAAAAAGATTGATGATGTGCATCGGCTGGTCAAGTTGATTGATCCGAAGAAATTGGAGCATCTTTCTTATCTGGTTGATGCCGAAGAACAGGGCCGCTTGATCGTGCTGCCGGAGAAGATGACCAATGCCGACAGGATACGGGCGATGAGCGATGAGGAGTTGGCGGGGTTTATTGCGCCAACGGAGGAATATGGGCCAGCGCCGTGGTGTAAACCTATTGGCCGTGACAGGTGCGGCAGGCCATCGTGCCATAGTTGCGCACTGGCGTACCTCCGCCAGCCAGCGGAAGGAGGCAAACAGGATGGTGCTGATTGATAAGCACAAGGCCCGCAAGGCGATCCATGAACATAACCCTGCGGGGAAGCTGCTGCGGCGGGAAACCGTGCTGAAGCTGCTTGGGCAGTTGCCCGAGGTCGATCCTGTCCATGCGGCGGGAGGAGCGTACTGCCGGGAGTGCGAACTTAGGAAGGATAATATATACGGCTCGTTCTGTGGGAGGTACACACAGGAAGCAAGATCGGTAGACCCGGATGGATTTTGCAGCTATGGCCGCAGAAAGGAGGGCGGAGAGTGATGAGATTTGTGGGTCCGAAGGCACAAAAAGCATTCCGAGCGGTTGAAACAATTCGCTCCTGCTGCACAAAATACACATTTCGGTGCGGCGAGTGCCCGTTGCATGATGAGGAAGTGGGGTGCATCCTCCTTACGGACCCGCCGAGATTTTGGAGGTTGCCCGGAAATCATCGGATTACTGCCGAAGAAGAAGGGAAGGCGAAAGCAATATTGCTGTTGTATCCCGGTGCGGAGTATATCACCAGCTGGAGCGGAGAAGACGGGGAATTCACTGTGCTTGGGAAGGATGGGGAGATTTGTACGCATGTACGCATGAGAAGTTTCCCCTCCATCAGGCCGGGACAGACCGTCAAGATCAGCGACATTATAGGAGGATGAGCCATGAATAAACAAAACATCCTGGAAGCCCTGCAATGCCACGGCAGCCCCTATCATGCATGCAAGGATTGCCCATACCAGGAGTATGACGGGTGTTCGGCGAAGCTGGCGCGGGATACATCGGCGCTGATAGAGGAGATGGAAGGGGGTGTTGCGGTTGACGGTTAAGACCTTGCAGGAATGCCGGATACGGCGGGACAGGCTCAAGCGGCTGGAGGAGAGCATTGAGCGCCTGGAGAGCGCCATGACCCGGGTGACGCAGATACTTTCCCATGCTCCGGCCAGGGGCGTGGAGGACGAGCGGCTGGATGAACAGATCGATCAGCTGATCAACCTCACGGCCACGTACGCCCGGCGAACCGTGGAGTTGGAGCTGATGCGGGCAAAGGTGACGGAATGGATCGACACGCTCCCGGAGCAGCAGGCGCAAGTCATATTCAGTCGTTATGTGGAGGGGCTATCATGGGCACAAGTGGCGAGGCGGACGAATTACAGCAAAGATCATTGCTTCACCATCCACCGGGCGGCTTTGAGAAAATGCGAAGAAGAGAGAACATAACAGTTCATAACACCTTTTCCCGTGCTACAATATAAACTGCCAGAACGGCAAAGATCACCTTCCTCCTGTTGCAGGGGCGGCTACGGCCGCCCTTTTGCTTTGGGAAGGGGAAAGGAGGAGCGCATGGCGAAGGGGAAGTATGAATATTGGCTGACGGCTGACGGGCTGCTCCTTCTGGAGGGCTGGGCCCGGGATGGATTGACGGATGAGCAAATCGCGCACAACTGCGGGATAAGCACAGGCAGGCTCTACGAGTGGAAGAAGAAATTCAATGAGATTGATGAGGCCTTAAAAAAAGGCAAGGATATTGTGGACTATGAAGTGGAGAACGCTCTATTCAAAGCGGCCATGGAGGGCAACACCACGGCGCAGATATTCTGGCTGAAAAACAGGCGCCCGGATCGGTGGAGAGAGAAACATGAGGCGGCAATAGACAATAAGGTGAAGTTTGTATTTGATGATGCGGAGATGGGTGATGATCTGACGGGATGAACAGATCGTTAGGGTATACGCCCAATCCGAGGCAGCTTGAATTCTTCAAGGCGAGAGCCGCACACATCGCCTATGGCGGCGCAAGAGGCGGCGGGAAGAGCTGGGCCATGCGGACGAAGTTCGTAATGCTGGCGGGGAGGTATCCGGGGTTGAAGTTGCTGCTTCTCAGGCGAACATTGCCGGAGTTAAAGGAAAACCATGTGAACCCGCTGCTGATTGTGCTACAGGGTGTGGCGAGATACAAGGATTCCGATAAGGTGTTCATTTTTCCCAACGGTTCCCGGCTGAAGCTGGGCTACTGCGACAACGAGGCGGATGTCTATCAGTATCAGGGCCAGGAATACGATGTGATCGGGCTGGAGGAAGCAACCCACTTCACCGATGCCCAGCGGGAATTCCTCACCACATGCAACCGCTCCACCCGGACGGACTTCTCGCCCAGGATGTATTATACCTGTAATCCTGGCGGCGTAGGCCATGCCTGGGTGAAACGATTGTTCATCGACCGGGAATACCGGGAAGGGGAAAACCCGGAGGATTATGTATTCATCCCCGCAAGGGTTACTGACAACTATGTGCTGATGGCCCGTAACCCCCAGTATATTTCCACGCTGAAGGCGCTGCCGGAGCAGAAACGCCGGGCGCACCTGTACGGGGACTGGGACGCTTTGGAGGGCCAATACTTCGAGGAGTTCAGCCGGGACAAGCACGTGATCGCGCCCTTTGTCATCCCGGACTACTGGCGGCGGTTCCGCTCCATCGACTGGGGGTTCAAAGATCCCTGTGCGGTGCTGTGGCACGCGACAGATCAGGACGGACGGGTGTACACCTACCGGGAACTGTATGTGACCAAGACGCTGGCGAAGGATGTCGCGGCTGAGATTAAGAGGCTGTCGGGGGATGAGAATATCTCCTATACCGTGGCTTCCCCGGATATGTGGCAGAAGCGGGGAATGCGGGATGTGGATGGTGAATGCATCGCGGATACGTTCATGACCAACGGCGTTCCGCTGATCAAGGCGGATAATTCCAGAGTGATCGGCTGGCAGCGCTGCCGGGAATACATGGCGGAGGCCCCGGACGGGATACCATGGTGGCAGACTTTCGATAATTGCAGGAACCTGATCCGCACGCTGCCGATGCTGATATATGACGATCACAACGCTGAGGATGTGGCGGATGGCATTGAGGATCATGCACCGGAGAGTTTACGCTATGCGCTTATGTCCCGGCCCAGTAAAACGAAGATCCCGGAGAAGCCGAAGCCAAGGGCCTACAACCCGCTGGCCGATGACCGCCCCATGCGAGGCGGTTTCTTTAGTTCGTAAAGGAGGAGTACATGAGCATGATTGACACGGCCCTGGGCAAGGTGGGCCTGAAGCGCAAGGCGAAGCAGGAGCCGGACGAAAGGAAGCTGGTGGGGCGCATCTATTCCCTGTTCGCGGAGTTCCGATCCGCCTACGAAGCGGAATGGGCGCGGCAGGAGGAGAATGAGCGCCTATACCGGGGCGACCATTGGCAGGACGTGCCGAAGAATGATCCGAACGAGCCCAGGCCCGTCACGCCCATCATCCAGAGTACGGCGGAGAACATCGCCGCCGACCTCATGGACAGTTTCCCAGAGGCCATCATCACCCCGGAGAACCCGGACGATGAGGCCGTGGCCCGGGTGGTGGAGGCGCTCATTCGCCAGAACCACGATGCGGCGGGATACGTGAAGGAATACCGCAAACTGGCCCATGATCTCCTTGTGGCCGGGTACATGGTGCAGGAGGTGGGATATGATCCCCTCTTGAATAACGGCATCGGCGGGGCTTTCATCCGCTATGTGGACGCCCACAATATTCTTTTCGACCCCCAATGCTCCGCCATCCAGGACGGGCGGGCGGTGATGAAGATTGCCTCCCGAACCATCAAGTGGCTGGAGCAGCAATACCCGCAGTTTGCCGGTGAGTTCGCCGGGGACGAATACCAACACAGCCGGGATGATGTACTCGCATACGATCAGACCAAGAGCGTGCTGATGATCGAATACTGGTGGCGGGAGTTCGACCCGGAGACCCGGCGCTTCAGGGTTCACATGGCCAAGGCCGCGGGGCGGAAGCTCCTGGAGGACAGCCGGGTGCAGAAGCCCGAGGGCTACTTCGCCCACGGGGAATATCCATTCATAGTGACGCCTCTCTTCCCCCGGAAGGGCAGCGCTTTGGGCTATGGCCTGCCGGATATGCTGGGGGAGCAGCAGAAGTATGCGGACAAGCTGGATCAGATCATTCTGAAGAATGCGCTCATGGCCTCCCGGAACAAGCTCCTGAATACCCGCGCAAGCGGCTTCGATACGGGGGATTTGCAGGACTGGTCAAAGGAAGTGCATGAGGGCGAGAACCTGAACGGGATTACCTGGTTCCCCACGCCGCCCCTGCCGAACTACATCATCCAGTACATGGACGGGGTGCGCAACTCCATCAAGGAGGAGAGCGGGGCCAACGATTTCAGCCGGGGGAATACGGCTTCCGGCGTCACGGCGGCCAGCGCCATTGCGGCATTGCAGGAGGCCAGCTCCAAGCGGTCGAGAATGGCGGCGCGGCAGATGCACGAAGCCTATAAGGACGCGGTGCGGATGGAGATTGAGGTGGAGAGGGAATACTCCACCCTTCCCCGGGAGGTGCTTTTGACCATCGACGGGGAGCAGCAGGTGGCCACATTCGAGGCAGCCATGCTCGAAAAGGACGGGAAATACGGGAACCGGGTGCCCATGGAGTTCTTCATCTCCATCAAGGTACAGAAGGAGAACCGCTGGAGCGTGATGGCCCACAATGAGCTGGTGCTCCAGATGGTGCAGATGGGCGTGATCCCGCCCCGGCAGTCGGTGGAGCTCCTGCTCTTCGAGGGCAAGGAAACGTTGCTCAAAAAGTCGGCCCAGGGGCAGGCGATGGACCCGGCCATGCAGCAGCAGGTCATGATGATGGAGCAGCTGCAGCAGCTGCCCACGCCGGATGCGGTGATGTAAATATGGCGGTGTCGGCCATTAACGGACAATGCGGGGAGCGCGAAAGCGCTCCTTTTGCATGAAAGGAAATCCCATGGAAGAAACGGTCATGAACAACGCTGGTTTTGAGGTTGAAACCCCTGTTACGGGTGACGCGGAACAGGAAATCAGCATGGCTGAGCTGCTGGGCGAGGAGCGGCAGCAGGAGCCTGCGCAAACGGTCAATGATGGCGGTGACGGCCAGCAGCAGGAAGCAGAACCCAACCGACAGGACGAGCAGGCGGAACGGAACCGGGTGTACGCGGGCATGGAGCGGAGCCTTCGCGCAAGGTACCAGCGCGAGTATGACGAGAAGCTCCGGAATGATCCGGCCTATACATTCGGGAGCCGTATGCTCCAGTACATCGCCCAATCCCAGGGCCTGTCTCTGGAGGACGCGGCCAACTTCGCCAACGCCCAGTATATTCAGGCCATCGCCCAGAGCGAGGGCGTGAGCGTGAATGTGGCGCGGCAGCTGTACAACCAGCATCAGCAGCAACCGGCCCAGCCCCAGGCATTCAGCCCGGAGGCCCGGGCCCAGGAAATCCGCAAGGAGATTGCGGAGATGGAGATGCCGGAGGGGTTCAGCTTTGATGAGGCCATCAAGGACGAGAACTTCGCTCAGATGCTCATCGATTACCCCACATCCGCAGCGGTGCGCATTTACCACGCGGAGAAGCGGGCCAAGGAAGCCCCCGCCGCAGTAGCGGAACAGATCCGGGCCAGGGCGGCCATTCCGCAGCCCATGAAGCCCCAGCAGCCCGTCACGCCCACCCAGAACTATAAGGGCATGACGGATGCGCAGTTTTTTGAATTCGACAGTCAACTGGAATAGAGAAAGGATGATGAAGAATGCCTAACACGCAGACCACGCTGAACACAGCGTCGACCACGTTCCTGAATAAGGATTACCGGGAGAAGAAAACCCTGGCATGGGCGCGGACAAAGTTCGTCCATGCGAAGTTCGGCCAGAAGCGGCCCATCCCCGAGCACAACGGCAAGCGGGTGGAGTTCCGGCGGTGGAACACCTTCGATCCCAATGAGGCCATGACCCCCCTTACCGAGGGCGTAACGCCCACTGGCCTGGCGCTCAGCCAGACCAATGTGGAGGCGGAGGTTGCCCAGTACGGCGCATATGTGGAGATTTCCGATATGCTCAAGAAGACCAACTACGCCAACGACCTGAAGGAAGTGCCAGCCCTGCTGGGTGAGCTGATGGGCACCGTCCTCGAATGGATCACCCGTGACGCCATGAACGCCGGGACGAATGTACAGTTCGCGAACGGCAAGACGGAGCGCGGCGCGCTCACGGCGGACGATAAACTCACTGTGGACGAAATCCGCAAGGCCGTCCGCACGCTGAAGAAGGCCAAGGCCCGGAAGTTCAACGGCTCCGAGACCGGCGGCAAGCCCGGCTCCCGGAAACCCCATTTCATCTGCATCTGCTCTCCGGATGCGGTGTATGACCTCCAGAGTGACCCGCTTTGGCAGGATGTTTCCAAGTATTCCAACGCGGAGCAGATCTATGACGGCGAGCTGGGCCGTCTGTTTGGGGTGGTGTTCGTGGAGAGCACCGAGGCCAAGGTGTTCACGGGCGAGGGCTCCGGCAGCGTGGACGTCCATTCCACGCTGATGTTCGGCGCGGACGCTTACGGCACCATCGACATCGGCGGTTCCGGCGCGGTGCAGAGCATCCTCAAAGGCTTGGGTTCTGCCGGTGCGGCTGACCCCCTGGATCAGCGGGCCACCATGGGCGCCAAGATCAAGGCGTATACCGCCAAGATTTTGAACGAGCTGTGGATCGTGCGCATCGAGCACGGCGTAACGGCGTAACAACCGGGGCGGGAAACCGCCCCCTTTTCATGGAAAGGAGCAATCATGGATTACATCACGGATCGGGATATCGACAGGATCACATCTGAAACCGGGAAGAAGCTGAAGAAGGAACCCAAGGTCAGGATCATCATTGAAAAGGACGGCGGGAATCAATTCTGGGAGGGCGGTATCAACGGCCATTTCTTCCGGATCAAGCGAGGGGAATACGTGGAAATCCCCGAGAGCCTTGCCAAGGTGATTGAACAGAGCGCCCGCACCATGCGGCAAGGCGAAGAACTGGTAAAAGCCTATAAGGGCGCTGGGAAGCAGGTGAATTAATGACGCTCAGTGACATCATCGTATCCGCATTGGAACAGCTGGATCGAAAACCCGACCCGCAGAACATTGCCGTCTGGAAAGGCCGCATGACCCGCTTTGCCAATGATGCGGTGATGGATCTGGCGCATTGGCTGAAATTGAAACGGGTGGATGTGGCCGTGGTGGAAGGCGGGATGCTGGACACGGCCACGCTCCCGGAGCAGTGCGTGAAGGTGCTCTCCGTATGGCGGAACGGCAGGCCATTTGAGGTGCGCTCCGAGGCGGGGAGCATCGTCCTTGTGGATTGCCCGGACGGGGAGGTGAAGGTAATATACCGCTGGATTCCCCGGCCCATGACCAACGACACGGACGTTCCCGCCATTCCGGAGCACGCCCACGGGCTGATTGTCTCCTATGTGGTAGGACGGGAGCGGGCCACAAGTGATCCCTCCATGCAGCGGGGCGGGAACATCTATTTCGAACTCTACAACGAGGGCAAGCGCAACCTCCGGCCCCACCTGGGGGAACGGGACAACTACGAACTGAGAAACAAGTGGGGCTGATATGGCAGTAAAGGAATATCTCATCAAGAATTTCAAGGGGATCGACCAGAGTAAGTCGGAAAACCGGCTGGACGTGGGCGATTCCCCTGACGCAAGGAACATGGACACGGAACAGGGAAACCTGATGGTGGCCAGGGGCTACGTGAAGCATATCGAGACCCCCGTCCCGGGGGAGGGGGAAATCCGGCGGCTTTATATCTGGCGGGACCTGGTGACGGTCCGCTACGTGGTGATCGCGGGGAACGAGGTCTATGCATGGCGGACTTCCGACGAAGAGCCCAAATGGATGCTGATATACACCTACGACACCGAAGAGAAGGAGGGCGTGCTTGCGTGGACGGGCACGAGGTGGGACTTCCTCGAAACCAAGATCGGGGACGCGGACTATCTGATCATCGCCAACGGAGAGCGGCAGCTGATCAAGTGGGACGGCGAGGCGGAGAAGGCGGAGCTCTTCGGCTCCTCTGACAAGGTTTCTAACATCCCGGTGAACTATCTGGCAATGTACTACAACCGATTGATCAGCGCCGGGGACCAGAACCATCCAAGCCGGATATATTGGAGCGCAGTGCCGGGAGATGGCCGAACCGTTGAGAATTGGGACGCTGTGACCGGAAGCGCCAATGCCTCCGGAGGCCACAACGAAGTGGGGAACACGGATACAGATCCCATCATAGGACTTTGTTCGCTTTCCAACCAGCTGCTGATATTCAAGCGGGACAGCATCTACCGTGTCACGGGGGACAATCCGGGCAATTTCCGCTTCTCACGGGTAAATGCGGAGGTGGAGCAGATGGCCCATTCCTCCTGCATCCTCTACGGGGATACGCCCTTCTGGATGACCCCGGCGGGGATGTACTATTTCGACGGCCAGACGGCCAGGCCCATGCCGGACGCCCGGAGCATTCAGGTATTCATGAAGAACGCCAAGGTGTCCATGAGCAAGGGCACGGAGAACCGGGACAGGCTGTATTTCACCTGTAAGGACGGGGACAGGGACGCAGTGATCCAGTATGACGCCACGGACAGAACCTACATGATCCGGGACGGGTTTGAGGTGATCGACCTTCGGGCGGCGGCGGGGGTGCTGTACATGATCAACAGCAGCCGCGTCATCTACCGCTTTGACGAGGGGGAGGATTACGACGGAACGCCCATCGAGGCTTACTGGCGGACGCCCCTCACGGATCTGGATAACAAGCCCGGGATCAAGCGGCCCCAGGAGCTCTATATCCGGGGTGACGGGGGTATCCTGCTGGTGGACGTTCGAGTGGGGAAGGTGACGGAAACACACCGGTATCTCATGCCGCTGACGGAGGATGATGTGTTGGAGATCCCGCTTCACAACGAGGGGCGGGTGTTCGGCATGAAATTCTATAACGAGGCGGGAAGCCGCTGGACGATACAGGGCGGGGCCATGATGCTCTTTGAGATGGGCTCCCGGCCCTATTGAGGAGGGATTGACATGGCAGAGATTACGGGTATGCAGCCCCTCCAGCCGGTGCTGTTCGCTGTGCCGATGGAGAAGGGCGAGGATAAGCAGAATTACACCACCAGCATCACCAGAAACCAGGATGCGCTGAACCAGAACCTGGCGGCGATGTATAACAAGATCAGCGAGTTGGAGGCCCGGCTTGCGGGGATAGGAGGGTAACATGGCAACAGAGAATTGGAACCACGGGGGTTATACGGCCCCTTCCAGCGTAAAAAGCCGGGACGATGTCCGTGCGCTTCAGCGCCAGCTTGGCGTGAAAGCGGATGGCCTCTGGGGGAAGAACACCCAGGCGGCCTATGAAAAGAGCCTGGCAAGCCAGGCCAGCAGCTCCGGCAGTTCGTCTAGCAGCTCCGGGAGCACACGGAACACCAACCGCACCTATAAGGTGAACGGCCAGGTGGTGAGCTCCGGGAGCAATCGGAGCGGCGGGAGCATCAGCGGCCACACCACCTATGGGAATGGCGACTATGGCGGGAAGTATCTGGGATCGAACCAGACAGCCGCCTATCAGAACATGGTGAACGCCCCGGGGAGTACCGGCTATGAGAAGGGCACGCTGAGCGGCTATGCCCGCCGGAAGGACGAGAACGGGGATATCTATTATGAGCATGTATCCAGGGAGGGCGTGCTGCCTCTCGGTACCTCCTTCCAGGCCACCGGCGCGGCCTTGGCGGACGCCCAGGGAGTACCCGACAGCTCCGGTATCTTCGCCTATGCCAAGGGAAGAACCCCGGGATATGTGAACCATGTATCGGGATATTCGGGCATGGGCTATCAGGACGCCAAGGGGAATTTCTACGACGCAAACGGGAACTTCCTCCGGGAGGATAATTTCTATTATGAGCCGGGGGCGAAGATCAGCAAAAACGGCATGTATCAGGACACAGGCAGCGGTTGGGGCCATGCGGGATACGGCATGTGGGGAAGCCCTGGAAATTACATCGCCGTGAAGGGCGAGAACTACGGCAAGGCCCCCGGGACGCAGTTGGAAACATTCACGAGAGGCAGCGGCGGCGGAAGCCGGGAGAGCGCACCGGTGCAGCAGGAGGCGGCTGTGGAGCCGGTGATCCAGCAGATCGTCCAGGCCGCGGCGAAGAAGGACCTGGAAGATTTGGAGAGGCGGCGCATGCAGGAGGCATGGGGGAATAGCGGCGGCGCGCTGGCGTTTTAGAAACGTTGACGGATGTGCGGGTTTTGTGTAAAGTATAACCAAGCAGGAGCTTTCGCGATTGGCGGTTGGTCACTTCCCGAAAGGGGGTGATCGCATGGAGTATTTGACGATATTCGCAGTAATCCTGGTATTGCTGGTTTGTTTGTTCAAGAAAAATGCAAAGTAGCCGCCTCCGGCCAAGGTGCGCGGCTACTTCGAAGTAGTTAGCTGACCAACCGCCTAAACGATTGCTCCTGCCCATATTATACCCAAGGCAAAGAGAAAATGCAAGTATGTAAGCGCTCCGCAGGGGCGCTTTTCTGATGGAGGGAAAGACATATGGCAAACTGGAACTATGGGGGCTATACGGCCCCCTCTTCTGTTACAAGCAAGGATGATGTAAGGGCGCTGCAAAAGCAGCTGGGGGTGACGGCGGACGGGCTTTGGGGGCCGAAGACCCAGGCGGCTTATGAAGCCAGCGGCATGGCGAACCAGAGTTCCGGCTCGTCCAGCTCTGTCCCCAGCGGATACAGCACCTACCTGAAGGACTTTCAAAGCCTGCTGGGCAGCTATGCCCCCACGATCTCCTATACCCCCACGTCCCGGGAGGAATTGCAGACAGACATTGAATCCTATCTCCGCCCGGCCTATGATCTGGCCATCCAGAACCGCAAGGACGCCACCGTGACCAACAAGGCGAATATCGATGTGGACGCGGCCAGCCGGGGCATGGGCTCCTCCACTTGGGTCACGGACGTGAAGGACCGGGCCCAGGACAGCGAGGCCAAGGACATCGCCACGTTGGAAAGTCAGTATGCGGCGGCCATGGCCCAGCAGCTCATGAGCGCATTGCAGCAGGAGAAGGCCAATCAGCTTGCGGTGGATCAGTACAACGCTTCCAGTCAGGCCCAGGCCCTCCAGACGGCCCTTGGGCTGGCCGGGGATTTTTATGCGAACGATCTGGCCATGGCGCAGCAGATGAGCAAGGGGAGCGGGAGCAAGAAGAACAACCAAGATTTCTCGATGGACACCCAGTTCAAGCTGGAGGAGATCGGGGACAGAATTGTGGAAGCCGGGAACAAGCAGGGAATGTCCAAGGTTCTGAGCTCCTACAACAACAAAAACCTTGACAAATATTATGGGAACGGCGCGACCGACTACATACTAAGCTATGTAGAGGGAAGGCTGGGGAGATAATATGGCACACAACAGGATACAAAGCGCTTACGAGAGGGGCAAGGCGAAGGCCGGGGGTACTGTTACCTCCGGTTCTTCCTCTTCGAGCAAATACAAGGGAGCGAACAAAGCGGCCTATGAGAGAGGACGGGCAAAGTCCACGGCGGCCTATACACAATCTTTTGATTCCTCTCTTTTCAAGACTGTATCCGATGACTGGAAAGAGAACTGGGATTATGATCTCTTCGATGCAGAGGATATGCAGCGCAAGGCCCAGGGGATCATGCCCAAGGCCGTGGAGAAGAAATACGATCTGAATGACCCGACAGATCGATACCTCTATGAAAATGGGCTGCCGTATCAGAGTAAATTCTCGGAGCAGTATCAGAAGGCAGAAAAAGAAGCCGCCGAAGATGCGGCCTACCAGAAGCAGTATTCCGCCTTCCAAAACGAGCTCTATCAGAAGATGTACGAGGCGCAGATGGCGGAATACTCCGCCGCCAGCGCAGAGGGCAGGAACCCGCAGCAGCTCACGGACTGGGAGGCGCTGTTCGCCACGGTGCTGGGCCAGCCGAAGTATGCGGATGTAGAGAAAAATTTCTATCGCCATGAGGAAGTGCCGGAGATTACCGGCTATGACACGCTGAACGAGGCGGCGGCCATCCGGGAGCGGCAGAAGAAGCAGAAGGAGAACCCCAACGCCTTCGCCGACAAGCAGCTGGCGGAGCAGTTCCAGAAGATCCTCTCCGGCATGCAGACCATGGCGGACGGGGAAGCGAACAGTAGGGCGCTGACGCTCCCCATGCAGCGGGCGGCGGAGGCGCAGGAGCAGGAACGGATCGCCCAGGAGCAGGCCGAGGCGGCAGAGCTGGCGGCAAGGCGGGGAGAGGCGGCGGCAACGCTCCGGGAAGCGGAGCAATCCCCCATACTCTACAGCAATGCGCTGGGCGCTGGCGGCGGGCAGAGGCTGAACTATGCCCGGGAGACGCTTGCCCCCACCCGGGCCGAGACCCTGACCGCGCTCCAACAGGCGGTCAATATGCCGGATTTCGGACGGGTGGAGAACCGGGACAATCCGGTGGAACAGATATTCGCCAAAGGCGTGTCCGGCGTGACGGAGGACATCATGCTGGGCAAGGGCAGCGCCAACGAGACCCGGGACCGCTCCATCCTCACCATGACAGATGAGGAACGGGCGATCTATGCCTACCACTCCGCGAAGAACCCGGAGAGCGCGGAGGCGTATCTCGATGCGCTCATGCCGGAGCTGGAAACCCGGTACGCCCGGGAGATGGCAGAGCAGGGACAGGGTAACATCGGCAGCGCATTGGTGACGGGCATCGCCAGCGGCGCGGCCAGCGGCGTAGAGGGCATCGGGAAATGGTTCAGCGGGAACCCGGAGGAGCAGAGCATATTCGAAAAGACCCAGCAGGCGTACCAACAGGCCAACCAGGGTACGGCGGCGGGGGTGGTCGGGGATCTCTCCTATTCCGTGGGCAACATGCTCCCCTCCATATTCGCCGCGGGTATGACCGGGGGCGCTTCCCTTGCCTCCGGGCTGACCATGGGCATGGGCAGCGGCGGCAACGCCTACGCCCAGGCCCGGCGGGAAGGCTACGACGATTGGCAGGCGCTGCTCTACGGCGGGCTGATCGGCGCTTCCGAGGCAACGCTCCAGTATGCATTGGGCGGTATCTCCAAGCTGGGGCGGGGCGGACTTGGCAAGCTGCCCCTGGTCAGGAAACTGGTTTCGGCTCTGGATGGGGCGTTTGTCAAGGTAATCAAGAACCCACAGGCAATGAACGCCCTCCGGCGGGCCGGGGGCATACTGGGGAGCTTCGCCAGCGAAGGCACGGAGGAATATCTCCAATCCGTAATCGATCCCATATTCCGCAACGTGATATTCGGCGAGGAGAACCAGCTCGACCTTCTCTCCGAGGATAAGATTTATTCCTTCCTGCTGGGCGGGCTCATGGGCGGCGTGTTCGAGAGTGCCAACGTCATGACGGGGGCGGCGGCATATGAGGCCCAGCTCTCCGCCCAGCGGGCCGAGGCGCGGGCCGCATTGGAGACGGACATCCAAGCCATCGGACTGGATCAGCGCACCTCTGAGCGCGTCATAAAAGCCTACGACAGCCTGTCCGAAGGGCAAACAGGCAAGGCCCAGCGGAGCATCAACAAGCTTCAGGGGGCCGTGACCCATGCGCTGGAGGTGCGGGCCGAGGCGGACGCGGACGTGAACGTGGCCCGGGTGCAGGCACAGGTGCGGCTTTCTCCGATGTATGCCGCCATGGAACAGGCGGCGCAAACGGGGAACGTGGCGGCGTTTCAGGAGGCCACGGCCAAGTACATGGCGGAGTTCAATGTCCAGCAGGCGAAAACCGATGCGGCGAAGGTCAAGGCCGCGAACCAGATCGAGGCGGCGAACCGGGCCATCACCGACACGGCGGCGGAGATTGAGGAGGAAATCGCGGTTGCGCACGCTCAGGAGCGGATTTCCGGGGCCGCACAAGGGAACGGAAGCCCCGGGGGAAACAACGTGACAGGGCCGTTTGAGGCTGGTATAATGAATGCAGGAGGGATGGAGAATGGAGAAGCCACAGGAGCTGAAAATCGTGTATACATGGCCCCAGCAATCCAAACGGAAACCGATGCCACCGGAAACGGCAGCGGTGTACGAACGGTGGGCGAAAAAAATAGTGCCGAAGATGCGAGAGTCTTTGGAGAAGCAATCGACTATGAAAGAAGAATAGGCAGCCTGGAAGATGCGGAACTCGTAGAGGAAACGGAGCTTCCGCCGGATCAAGCAGAAACCTTTGAGAGGACAAAACGCTTCCTTGGCGCAAAAGTCAGGTTGTTCATCGCGGACACGGGAGCGAATATCGCGGGCTTTGCGTATAAGGGAAGAATGTTTGTCAATGCATCGGCTATTCAATCGGGGAGAGCCGATGCCCCGATGGTAATAGGGCATGAGTGGATGCACACAAGAAAGGCGCTGAAACAGCGCCTTTTAGATTCCCTGCCGGAGCTGACGCAAAGCGATATTGACGCCTATTTGGATGCAAGGTTTGGAACGGTAAATGAAACCGAAACCGAAGTCAGGACGCTGAATGCCAGATATGAACTGTCGCAAAACTTAGATCTCCTGCGCGAGGAAATCGTATGCGACATTGCGGGCGCTTATATCTACAGCTGCGTAACCGGGCAAGCATATCCGTATGACATCGGCGTTCATCCTGAGATTTTTTCGGCTGTTGCGCAGGCGCTTTACAAAGGTGTGCAGGAAATTGAGTACACGCAGGATACGGAGCTGGAAGGGGACGAAGGTGTCCATGACGCGCATATTATTCGTTTCCGTGAACGCACTGACGGTTCGATCAAGCCAAGCTATACTTCTGAAAAGGTAAATTCTGCGATCTCCATGTACTACGAAGGCGTAAACCCCATTGCCGCGGAGCTCAACGGAAAACTCGATCATTCCACCAGCCGGATCTTGCAGAACATCTATCTTGCCAACGGCCAGAGCATCGGTGGCAGGCTGGACATGGACACCCTGAACGGCATTCTCGAAAGCCTGGACGACGCCAAGGACAAGAGCGCATTGGGATATGGCCGGGAAACGTTCCTTCGCAACCTGGAGGACATCGCCAAGACCCCGGAGCAGGGGCGGCGGCTGGTCGAGACCTACGCGGCGCCCATCCGGCGGGCCGTGGCGGACATGACCCGCTGGCAGAGGCGATGGGCGGAGCGGATTGCCGAGCTGAAGCTCAACCAGGAGGAAAGCGCCATGGTGCAGCTGATCGGCGAGGGGCGGATCGGCCCGGAGGAGCTGAAAAAGGGCCTGCTCTTTGAGAACGGGCAGCCCATGGACACGGCGAAGATCGAGAACGCCATCGGGGTATTCCGGCAGTTCTACGATGAGGCGCTGAAGATGGCGAATGTGGCCCTCGTGCGCAACGGCTACGAGAAGATACCGGGCCGGGAGCAGTATTTCCCGCACTTCATGGAGGAGCAGAACCGGATCAAAAAGTTCTGGAACAAGGTGGTGAAGGGGAAGGATCAGCAGCTCCCCACGGAGATTTCCGGCAGGACGGATATCTTCCGGCCGGGAAAGAAATGGTTCAAAAACTTTCAGCACCGGTACGCGGACAGCACGGACTACGACGCGGTGAAGGGCTTCATGCACTATCTGGACGGGGTGGGGCAGGTGATATTCCTCACCGACAGCACCCAGCGGGTGCGGCAGCTGGAGAGCGCCATCCGCAGCCGGTACAGCGTGCCGGACGCGGACAGTGAGCTGAAGGGCCGGGAACGGGCGGAGCACCTCAATAACTTTGCGGCGTACCTGCTGGAATTCGGCAACCAGCTTGCCGGGAAAAAGGCGAAGCTGGACAGATCGCTGGAGGAAGCGCTGGGGCGTAAGGCGTTCTCGTGGATGGACTGGCTGAAAAAGCGGTTCGGGGCAAACGCGGTGGGCGGCAACCTCTCCACGGCGCTCTCGAACTTCATCCCCATCACCCAGGGGTTGGCTACCATGCCGAAGCAGGATTTCCTCCGGGGCATGCAGGCGGCGGTATCCCGGCAGGTGCGGATGGACGGGCTGTGGGAGAAATCCGATTTTCTCATGAGCCGGTTCGGGAAGCCGGACGATCTGGTCACGCGCAAGTGGGACGTTGTCGCACAGAAGGCCGGGAAGGGGCTGAATTTCCTGTTTGGAATGGTTGACCGCTTCACGGCGGAAACGCTGGTATTCGGGAAATATCAGGAGGGATTGCGCAGCGGGCTTTCCGAGGAGGCGGCCATGAAAGCGGCGGACGAATACGCCGTAAAGACCATGGCGGGCCGCAGCATCGGGGAAGTGCCGACGCTCATGAACACCAAGCAGCTTGGGCTGCTCACGCAGTTCCAGCTTGAGGTGAACAACCAGATATCCAACATCATGAAGGATATCCCCCGGAGCGCGGGCGGGGACAGGCGGAAGATTGCGGCGGCGCTGATCCAGTTGTTTGTGTATTCCTGGCTGTACAATGAGCTGAATGAAAAGCTGCTCACCGGGCGGCGGCCGGCCTTTGACCCCATCAATGTTGCGGTCGAGGCGGTGGAGGATTTCGCGGCAGGTAAAGCCGGAGATGCGACGATAAATCTGGCATGGAACGTGTTGGATCAGCTCCCGCTTGGGCAGTTGGTCACAGGCGGCGGCAGGATCCCGCTGGCATCGGCTATTACAGCGGCAAATCCGATTGACGCTATAAAGAAAAGTCTGAATGGAGATGAAGGGGCAGCGGAAGCCTGGAAGAACGCCGGGGAGGGCTTGCTCTATAACTTCCTCATGCCCGCGGCCGGCGGGCAGGTGAAGAAAACCATAAAGGGCATACAGGCCATCAACCAGGGCGGAAGGAGCTATGGGGAAAAGCTTGCGTATCCCGTAGAGAAAACGCCGGGGAACATCATCAGCGCGGTGCTTTTCGGGCCGTCTGCGGTGAAGGAGGGCCGGGAGTTCTACGCGGAAGGCGGGAAAGCGCTCTCCAAGTCCGGGACGGAGACATACCATGCCCTCACGGAGGAGGGCTTCTCTCGGCAGGAGGCATATGCGATTTCCGGCGGCCTCCCTTCCCAATCCAAGGCTGCGAAGCTCGGGTACATCGCCACCTTCGACCATGACGGGGACGGTACGCCGGATCTGACGGGGAAGGAGATGAACATCGTGGCCGAGGTGCTGGGGATCAAGATGGATGGGACGGACGTGAAGAAGGCTGCCCGAGAGGAGGTCAAGGCCAGGATCGCCACCATCGAAGGGGATGAGGATTTGACCAAAGAGGAGCAGGAGAAGAAGATCGAAGATGAGAACCTTCGGTTCTTCCTGAAAGTGCTGGGAAAATGATTCTCATGATCATACCCCCAAAAACCATGGTAAGATCATATCATGCGGGAGCTGTCCAAAGGGCGGCTCTCTTTGCATGGAAAGGAGTTGAGAGAATGTCGGTAGAGAAGCGATTCAGCATCAGCCTGGACGTGAAGCAGCCCACATCGAACCGAGAGATTGAGGTGGTGGAGGGGGACACGGGGAATATTCTCGTGGTCACCCTCACGGACAACGGGCAGCCGGTGAACCTGACGGACTGCAAGGTCTGCGCGGTGTTCGCCAAGCCCAACGGGAAAACGGCCATGCAGGACACGGACGGGAACGGGCTTACCGTGGCGGGAGAGGAGAGCAACGAGATCACCATCGAGCTCTACAACACATCTTTCTCCCCGGGCATGGTGACCTGTGAAATTCAGGTGTTCTCAGGCGAGGACATGGGGACGCTCATCACCAGCGCCCAGTTCAACTTCCAGTGCCGGAGGGGCATCGCCAACGAGGACACGATCCAATCCACGGACGAGTGGCCTTTATTGGTGGGGATGCTCCAACAGGTGGCGGAGACCGCCGAGGAAGTGGAAGATCTCAATATGCAGACCGTGGCGGCGGCTGCGGCTGCGGGGGAGGCCACGGAGCGGGCAAACACGGCGGCGGAGAACGCGGAGGCCATCACGGCTGCGGCGACTGCTGCGGAAGCATCCCGGGCGGAGGCGGAGGCCCAGCGGGTTTCCTCTGAGGCTGACCGGGCAGCGGCGGAGGCCACCCGGCAGGCCAGCGAAAGTACCCGGGAGAGCCAGGAACAGACCCGGGAAACCAACACGGCGGCAGCGGTAGAGGCGGCGGATGCGGCCACGGGGCGGGCCAACACCGCGGCGGAACGGGCGGAACAGGCGGCATCCGGTGTATTCCCGCCCCACAACACCACCCACGCCATCGGGGGGGATGACCCCATCACCCCGGACATGATCGGGGCGGCCAATAAAACCCGTTCCACGGCGATCACCCTTCTCGCGAACGGATGGGAGGGAGAGGGGCCTTATACCCAGACCGTGGCGGTGGAAGGGCTGACGGGTGACCGCTTTGAGAACGCGGTGGTATTCCCGGAGTTCAGCGAAGAAGGGCTGGAGGCGGAACGGGAGGCCTGGAACCTGGTGGACAATACCACGACGGTGGAGGGCGCGGTGTACTTTCTCTGCCTCCGGGAGAAGCCGATCATCGATGTGCCGCTGATCGTGAAAGTGAGGGATTGATATGGGACAGGCTTTGATGTTCGGCCAGACGGCCACAAGCGGGAGCAGCGCGAAGGGCCTTGACGTGACAATCGCCGCCGCGCTCCCCACGGCGGTCATAGAGAACCGTATCCTCTGCATCACGGAGACGGGCGCGGGGATGATCCTGGCGGACACGGTACGTCCATCGGGAACCGCCGGGGATATCTGGATCGAGATGGGCAGCGAGGAGGACCTTGTCGCCCTCGGCAGCGAGACAAACCGGGTGAACGTGCGCCCGGTGATGGTCTGGCAGCACAGCGGGACGGGCTGGAACCTCATCGACGCATACCTGGGCCGGGACGGGGCGTGGGTGCAAATCTCCTCCAGCGTCACGGAGATGGGCGTCCGGCACATCATTGCGAACGGCGCCTATCTCCTGGAGCGCCTGGGCGCGGCGGCGGGGCTCTCCGCCACGGCGGGGGTCGGCACGGTGCCGCAGGAAACGGATTTCGATACCATGCCCATCTACCGGGAGATACGCCGCTGCAACCTCAACGCGGACGGGACCGTGGCGGCCTGGGAGGGGGAAGAGGGATTCTCCACCGCCACGGCGGACGTGATGGTATACATCCCGAAGTTCTGGTACAAGCGGGTCCACGACGGGACCAATGACGAGTGGTGGATCGCCGACGGGCCCGTGGAGGGCTACGCGGTGCACCCGGCGTTTGCCCGGGGAACGCCCTTTGACGATCTGGACGGCTTCTTTGTTGCGGCGTTTCCGGCGGGAACCGGATATCAGAGCGTATCCGGCGTAGCGCAGCTGACCAATATCACCCGGGCCACGGCGCGGTCGGGGGCGCGGGCGAAGGGGACGGGCTGGTATCAGCTTGACGTGGCGGCGGTAGAGGCGATCAACACCCTGATCTATATCGAATACGCCTCTCTCCACGGGCAGGAGGCCATCGGCCCGGGCAACAGCGCAACCAGCGCGGTCCAGCAGACGGGAACGACCGACAGCATGGCCGGGCACACGGGCCGACCGGCGGGCACGGCCAACGCCGTGGGCATGAAGTGGCGGGGTATCGAGAACTGGTGGGGCAATGCCTGGATATGGGTGGACGGGCTGAACATGAACGGGAACGCCTATTATTTCTGCCTGGACCCGGACAGCTACGCCGACGATACCGCCACCTACTACACGGCGGCGGGCCTCACGGCGGGGAGCAACGGGTTTGTTAAGGAGGTCGGATATTCGGCGGACCATCCTTGGCTGATGGTCCCCACCACCACGGGCGGATCGGAGACCACATTCTTCTGCGATTACGCATACACCACCACAAGCGGTTGGCGGGTCGCGCGTTTCGGCGGGAACTACGGGGTCGGGGCGTACTGCGGCCCGGCCTGCTGGGACCTGAGCAACACCTCGACGAGCGCGAACGCGAGCATCGGCTGCCGCCTCCTTTACCTGAAGCCCTGAGGGGGACCGGGGGCCGCGGCCCCCGGGCGAAACACGGAAACGGAATTTACCCATCCAACAACTGAAAGGAGTGATCCGGAATGAGAGTAAAAGGCGACATGCCGCCGGGGGCCTACAGCATCGAATCCCAGCCGGGGAAGCCGGGCTTTGCCTGTGTGCGGCTGTATGAGAACGCGGAGGAAGTGGAGGCCCACTGGGAGTATGACGAATACCGGCTGACGGTGCCCGTGCGGGACGATCTCCCGGCGGACGTGGAGGCGCACTACGGGGACTGGCTCTTGACCGCCAAGGGCATGGAGCATGAGCAGGACGCATTGCAGCAGGAAGCGGCGGCGAACAAGCTCCTGAGAGTGACCCATGAGGGCGCGGCGCTGGCCCAGGCAAGCACCGAGGAGCCACCGGCCACGGTGGGAACGCTCATCGCGGGATTTGAGAAGTGGGCCCCCGGCAACTTCTACGAAAAGAAGTATTCCCTATTCGAGCATGAGGGGGACGTGGGATTTACCCGGCAGGATAATATCACGGCCATGGAGCACCAGCCGCCATTCTCCCCGGGGATGGAAGCGGTATACGGCATCCGCCCTGCGCCGGACGATCAGGGGATTTACCCCTACCGCTACAACATGGCGGCAAGCGAGGGCATGAAAGTGCGGGACGCGGAGGGCGTGGTGTGGTACTGCTACAATCCCGTGGACCCGCTGCTCTGGCCGCCCTCGGAAGTGGCGGCGCACTTCAGGAAGGAGGAAAACTGATGGCATCACAGGGAATTATGGCGAACCAGCGGGCGGCTGGGGGAGGGAGTTCGGGGCCGGACATTTCACAGGCCACGGCCACGCCTGAAAAGGTATGGGCAGGGGAAACCTTCTTCTCCGGGGCGAGTGAGGAGATGCAGACAGGGACGCTGGACATCCCCGCCGCAACCGCCACTCCTGCGGATGTGCTTTCCGGTGCGACCTTCTTCGCCGGGGATACAACAGAGATGCAGACGGGGACGCTTGCATTAAGCGGTACAGCTACGGCGGCACGGGTATTAAGCGGGTACACGTTCTACAATACCGATGCAAAGACGAAGCTGACGGGGACATACGTTGCGCCTGGGCAAAAAGTTGTTACCGGAACAGTGACAATCCCAGGCGAGGGAACTACGTCCGTTTCGGTGTCAATTACCCCGCTTGTTGTATATATTACGTTTAGCGGTGAAAACGGGACATTTTATGAAATGCGTGGATATGATGGTACAAGGATTTCAGCACACGCATGGATTAGTATAACTGGTATTTCTGGACGTACAATATCGTTTAAAAATACATCTTCTGACGATGAATCGTGTACTTATAAGGTTTATGGAATTGGATAAAGGAGGTGTCCCAATGTTCTTACGCAGACACTTTTACGATCTAACCACAGGCGAAACCCTCTTTTCCTACACAATGGAGGGTGACGGTGAACCGCCTACGGTTGAAACCGACGTACAGGCCAACAACCTCACCAACTACGGCCTATTCGAATGGACCGAACCCGACCCGGAGATCGAGCAAAACTTTGAGGACAGCTATGGACGGGTGACGGTGGATGTATCGACCGGGGAATTGGTATTCGATTTTTCGCCCTTGCCCGAACCCGAACCGGCCCCGGATTATCAAGCCTATTATGAAGCCATTTCACAAGAATTGGAGGGAACAGAATGAGCGTAGCACAGGACACGATTAACCACGTTGCTTTTCTTCGCAGGATGAAGGAAGCGGGCGGCACGGCAACCGCTGAGCTTGCCAAGACCACGGGAGAGGCCCCAGCGGTGGACGCGGGGCTTTTTGATTACCCGGAATGGGAGCCGGACAGGGACTATGAGCAGAACGAGCTGTTCATGTATCAGGGACAGGCCGGGTTTGCCCGGCAGGCGGTGAGAAGCCAGGCCATCTATCCGCCCTTCTCCCCTGGCACGGAGGCGCAATGGGGCGCACGGCCCCGGATGAACCCGGACGGAACATACCCCTATGTGTACAACATGCTGATCGAGCCGGACATGCTGGTATGGAGCGGGAAGGACGGGCAGCTTTACCGATGCATTCTCCCATCCCCCTATACCCTGCTCCATGACCCGGCTGATGCTGTCGGGGTGTGCGAACTGGCGGAGGCTTAAGGGCCTCCTTTTTATATGCGGAAAGGAGTGAGAGATTTGGATATTGAAAAACGGAATGCGGAAATCCGGGCGGCGTTCCACGCCGCCGGGATCAAGGGCCAGGGGATCGTGTTCGACGTGCTGGACAGCGGGGCCGTGAAGGTCTCCACCATGAACCCGGTGAACATGACGCCGAACGTGGTGGGCGATAAGGCCGACCACGGAACCAAGGTGGCATGGCTTTTGCATGAAGCCTGCCCGGAGGCGGAGATACGTTCCTATTACTGCCTGACGGGGCGGCACATCATGACCGCCCTCCAAAGCGTGCTGGATCATGCCAAGGCGGAGCCGGAGAAGCAGCACATTGTGAATGTCTCGATGGTGGGCAGCGAGACGGAGGGCATGGAGGCGCTGATCGACCAGCTTACGGCTATGAACGTGCCGGTGGTCTGCGCGGCGGGGAACGACGGGGAGGAAAAGCTGAACCGCTTCCCTTCCTGCTATCAGTCGCCCTATACGGCCAGCGCCATCCAGAAGGACGGGAGCAAGTGCGATTTCTCCACCTGGCATGATGAAGTTGACTTCTGTGAGCTGGGCAAGAGCGTCCAGACGAAACGGGCGGATAAGGACACGATACGCCAGAGCGGGACAAGCTTCTCCTCACCCATCCTGGCGGGGAAGATCGGGCTGCTCATGTGCGAAGCGAGAATGCACAGCAAGGGCCTCACCGATGCGGAGCTTTATGAGAAGCTGAAAGGCGGCGCGGTTGACCTGGGCGCGGACGGCTGCGATCCGTATTTCGGCTGGGGCTATGTGGAGATCATGCCGGGGGCCCATACCGGGAAAACGGAGCCGGAGGAGCCTGCAAGGGAGGCTATGCCAGGGGTATCCGCCACGGGGCTGGTGGCATGGTGTGAGAAACAGCTCGGACAGATCTACGTCTGGGGCGGGAACGGCCAGGAGGCCACGCCCGCGAAGATCAAGAGCATGGAAACCAGCGAGACGAATGTCAACCGGGCCATGAAGCTCTACGAGAAGCGCAAGGCCGAGGGGCTGGACCCGATCCTCATGTACGACTGTTCCGGGCTGATCTCCCGGTATCTCCAGAACAATGGGATCGTGGACAGGAAGCGCAACTGCGACCATCTGGCGGATATGTGCGCCTTCGTCCGCACCTCCCGGAACGATGACGAACTGGAGCCGGGGGACCTCCTGTTCCGGTGGAAATCGGGGAGCGAGGCTTACTATCATGTGGGCGTGTATGTGGGTGCTGGGAAGGTCATCGAAAGCAAGGGCCGGGATGACGGCGTGGTGCTGCGCAAGATCAACGCCAGCGGATCGTCCTACTGGAACCGCTGGGGACGGTTGAAGGTGTTCTCTGAGGAACAGCCCGTAACGCCGCCCAAGCCCATCGAACCTACCGTATTGAAGGTAACGACACCTTATATGCGCGGGGACGCTATCAGGCAGCTTCAAAACGCTTTGAACGGCCTTGGCTACGATTGCGGGGACGCGGATGGCGTATACGGCCCCAAGAGTGAAAAGGGCGTACAGGCGTTCGTGCAGGCCCACGGCGGCACATTGCCCGGGAAGGTCAAGGCGTATGTCATCGTCGGCAACCGGGAATATACCGGGGAATTGGAGGGGTAAATGAGCGGCGCGGATTATCTCTCTTTGGCGGGGGTAGTGGTTGCAATTGTCTGCTCACTTGCGGCCCTTCTTCGGAACAACAAGAACGACAACCGCGAAGAGGCACAGAAACAGGGAGCAATCCTGACGGAGTTGGGCTATATCAAGTCCGGAGTGGACGATATCAAGGCGGAGCAGCGGGAGCAAAGGCAGATCAATACAGATGTCAGCAATCGACTTTCCGCTTTGGAGATCAAGGCCGACCGGGCCCACTCCCGGATCGACCGGCTGGAACGACACGAGGACAAATAAGAAAGGAGAACGAATATGAATTGGAAACTTTGGATTAAGGCTGCGGGCGTGAGGGCTTTGCGTACAATTGCGCAATCGGCGGTTGCCATGATCGGCACGGCGGTGGTACTGGATGAGGTAAGCTGGGTTATGGTGGCCTCCGGATCTGTGCTGGCGGGAATTCTGTCGCTGCTGACGAGCCTGGCGGGCCTGCCGGAAGTGCCCACGGAGGAGCAATGAAGCCCGGCGAGATCGAGCTTGCCGAGATGGTAGCGGAGGTGGCCGTGGAGCATTATAAGCGGATGCGCAAGCAGATGCTCATATGGCGCACGGCTGCCATCCTCATCACCGCCGCCCTGGGGGTAGTGCTATGGATGAGCGCATGATACTGGATTTTTTACGGTATCCATCCGCCCCGCTGGTGGAGTTCGGGCTGACTTTGGTGAACCTCACATGGCAGGAGCAGCTTGCCCTTGATCTCTGCGGGAGAAAGCACATGACCCAGGAACGGGCGGCGGAACAGGCGGGATATAGCGTGGACGCTGTTCAGAAATGGTATCGCTCCGGCATGAGAAAGCTGGGCGTGGCATGGAGCGGGCAGGAGTGGATACAGAAGATCGTGGGTTGAAACTTACGGAAACATTACGGGTCTCGGCGGTGTCGCCGGGGCCCTTTTTTTTGTACCATTTATGCAGAAAGTGAGGGATGCAGATGTTTCCGCAATATCAATTCGGCTTTCAGCCCAACATACAGCAAATGCCCTCGGCTCCCACCGGGCCCGTAGTGCGGCCTGTGACCAGCCGGGAGGAGGCGGCGGTAGCCCAGATCCCCTTTGACGGTTCGGCGGCCTACTTCATCAACACCGCCAACGGCGAGATATACGCCAAGGCATTCCGCCAGGACGGAACAGCCCCGCTGACCATCTACAGGCGGGTGGAGGATACCCCCGTGCAGTATGCCACGGTGGAACAGCTCAACGCCATCATGGAGGAAATCGAGAAATTGAAGAAGCCCAAGGGAGGAAAGCAGGATGAGAAATAACCTGATGATGGAGCTGATGATGCTCAAACAGCAGGGCATGGATCCCGCATCGGCCATGCAGCAGTTGGCCCAGAGATACCCGCAGTTCCAGCAGGCCCTTCCGTATTTGCAGGGAAAGACCCCGCAGCAGATGGACGCTACGGGCAGGAACTTCGCCCAGAGCATGGGACTTAACCCCATGCAGATGATATCCCAACTTATGGGCAGAAGGTAACAGCATCCCCTTATCAGTTCGCCGGTCTTGAAAAAAACGGCCCGACTTCGGAGGTTCGGGAGCGTACGGCCCGGCTCAAATAAAACTGATAAGGAGATTACAACAATGGCAGAAAACGATTTTGGCATGGGATACGCCCTCGGGGCTGATTCCAACGGCGGCGGCGGGATGTTCGGCGGCGATGGCTGGTTGGGCCTGATCCTGTTCGCGATGATCTTCGGCGGCGGCTTCGGCGGCGGCTGGGGCAACAACGGCGCTTTGACCCGGGCGGATATCAATGAGGGCTTTGCGCTCCAGAATATCACCTCCGGCATCCAGGCCATCCAGCATGGACAGTGCGACAGCACCTACGCCCTGACAGGGACTATCAACAACAGCACCAATGCGATCATCGCCAACAGCGACCACAACCACCGCTCTCTCATGGACTTCCTCGTGAATGAGAAGATCGAGAGCCTGCGGGAGGAGAACACCGCTTTGAAGTTCCAGGCTTCCCAGGCGGAGCAGAACAACTACATCGCGGCTCTGGTGGATGCCAAGACGGCGGAGCTGATCCGGCGGATCGCCCCCACCCCTGTCCCCTCCTACTCGGTGCCCGCCCCCTACCCCTATTGCGGGAACAGCTTCGGCTGCGGCGGCTGCTGCTGAGGGAACCAATGATCGGGGGCGGGCAATCCGCCCCCTGAAAGGAGAACACTATGGATAGATACAATTGCAGAATATGCGACCGGGCGATCTATACCGCTGGCGTAACCTTCACGGACGGTACGCTGCTGCTCAACCTCCCCGCTGGCAGCTATGCGGATGGCGGGCAGTATTGCATCATCGTGACCGACACAATTCCCACCACGGTGACCCGGGGTGCGCCGGTTGCCATCACCATCGGCACGGGCACGGAGCAGTACCCCATGATCGATTGCTGCGGACGGCAGATGACCCAGGAGGACGTCTCTTCCCGATGCCGGTATCGTGTGCGCATCCGCACCACGGCCACGGGGGCGACAATCGCGTGGCTGGGCCGTGGCTGCTTCCCTGTGGAGAGGCTTTTGGCCATCGACGGCACAGCGCCAGGGGGTGAAGGCTGATGCGTACAGCGGCGAGAATGTTGGTGCATAACTACCGCAAGAGCATGGGCGGCTACCAGGGCAACATGGAGGCCCCCATGCGCTCCCAGAACACCACCCAGAACAACCGGCCCTATGATGAACCCATGCGGTCGGATATGCGTGGCTCCTACGAAGACCCCAGCGCTCATTCCCACGAGGATCGAAGCGATAAGCATGAGCGCAGCAATGATGATACCCGGGCGGGGAAATCACAGATTGGCTTCCAGTCCGAGGAATATGAGGGGGAATTCAGCCGGGAAATGGCCGAGAAGTGGGTAGAACAGATGGAATACGCCGACGGGAGCAGGGGCCAGCATTGGAAATGGGAGCAGGCGGAAAGCCTCATGAAGCAATGCGGCGTGAAGTGTGATCCTGCGGTCTGGTATGCCGTGCTGAACAACGCCTTCCGGCTCTATTCAAAGATCGCCCGGAAGTTCGGTCTGGATCGCCCTGACTTCTACTGCGACCTCGCAAAGGCATGGATTGAGGATGCAGATAGGATGGCAGAGAAGTGCGAGAAGATGATACGGAAGGCGAAGGAAAAATAAAAAAGGTTGCCAGAAAGTTGCCAGGAACCCAAGAAAGTAAATCGAATACCAAAAAGCAAAACCCCCACAACCTTAGAGATTGTGGGGGTTTTTCGTGGCGCGCCCTGAGGGATTCGAACCCCCGACCTTCTGGTCCGTAGCCATAAAAATACTGTTTTCCGCTGGTTTCGATACCCAAAAAACCTAGATAAATAGGGCGTTTTTGCAAATGGCAAAAACCACGGTTTGAAAAAAAGGTTGCCAGAAAGTTGCCAGAAATCATCCTTTAGAAAAAGCAGATTTTACCTTTTCAGCGTTCGCGTCAGTCGTTTCGTCGGCCAGATGAGAATAAATCTGGAGGGTGGTTTTCACGTCGGAATGACCAAGGTATTTCTGCGCGGAGAGTATATCAACTCCGGCGTTGTAAAGGACGGATGCATAGTTATGGCGATAGTAGTGAGGGGTAAGAATGGAACGCCCGTCCTCTGCTTCTATGGTCGGATCGGCGTCAATCATGGCCTTCATCAACCGCGCCCAGCGTCTCTTGTATGTGCTCTGAGATAGAAAGCTGTGGGTTTCTGGGGATTGCAGGATGAATACGCCTTTCAGCCCTCTGACAGGATCCAGTGCCCGCGCCAGTTCATCCGGGACGGGAACAACACGCCGGGAATAATCGGTTTTTAATTCGCCGACGGAATTTGTGCGGAAATCAATATCCCGGCGGACGGAGATTGTACGCGCCTTTGCGTCGTAATCGCCCCATTGAAGCCCCAAGACTTCCCCTATGCGCAGACCAGTATAGTAGAGGATTAATAGCAGAAGCCCTTCTGGGTGCTCCCAGCCAACCTTCAGGGAGGCGGCTGTTTCAGCCTTTGTAAGGGCGCGTTTGCTTTCTTTCTTCGCCCTGGGTTTCGTGAGGCCGATTGTAGGGTCTCTGTCAACGATCCCGTGGGTGTATGCGGTTCTGTATATGCCTATGAGGATGGATTTCATATACCCAAGACTGGACACGCTCATCCCCGCTTTGCTGTTGAGAAATGATTGAAGCTCAACGGCGGTAATCGCCCGGAGCTGCCGCCCGGAAAAGGCCGGGAGGATATGCGCGTTAAATATGGAAGCATAGCAGGCGCGGCTGCTTTCGCTCAATGCTTTCTTTTTATAGGCCTCATACCATTCCAGGGCATACACATTAAACAGCACATCCCGCTGGGCCTGAATAGCCCCGGTGACAAAAGCACGCCGCAGTTCCTCCTTCGCCGCCTCCAGCTCCTTCTTCGTTTTGCCGCTGGCATATTTCACGATGGGTTTCCCGTCAGCGTCATGGCCGACGGTGATCTTGGCCCGGTAGCGGCCATCTTTTTGTTTTGGCATACTACTCCCCCAATATCTTATCCATCAGCTGCGCTATTCTTTTATCCTTCCGGGCGATGTCCTCTTCCTTGCGGTCGATGATGCGCCGGAGGCGGTACATGGTTTCCTCATGCTGCTTGATGGTTTCCTCCCGGCGCTGGAGCTTGCTGTCCTTCTCTGTGAGCAATGTTTTCTGGGCGTTGATCTGATCCTTCAAGCTGGCAACCTCATGCCCAAGCTCCTGGAGCCTGTCCCGGTATGCGCTGATATTCGCGTCCTCAATGGCCTTGGCGCTCTCGGGGGTGACGAAATGCAGCGCCCCGCCCAGCAATTCCGCATACTGAATGAGGGTGGAAAGCTGGGGGTTGCTTACTTTAGGATTGAGTTGCTGGTTGACGGTGGATAAATCCTTATGAATCCTATCCGCAATTTCCTGCTTCGTCAATCCCAGGAATGCTATTCTGGAATTAAAATCCCTGATGATTTGATTCAAATCCTACCTCCTGCATTATGATAAGCACATGACCGCATATCTTGAATGGGAAACACATCAAAATCATATATGCGGCCTGAAAATTATTTGGTAGGATATATCCGGGCTTGAACAGAAGCCCATCCTACCTCGCGGGGGCCAAGCTTGGCGGCGGCGCCCCCGCAAATCTTCAAAGGAGAACAGTATGGACGATGACAGTATGCTACTCAGCAAGATCAACGACCTGGCCCCGCAGCTGAACGCGAAGCACCGGGCGAAAATCCTCTCTCAGATCATCCTCCTTATCGAGGCCCAGCGACAGGGAATATATGATTTCCCATTGCGGGATTCTCAGAATCACAAGCGGTCGTAATGTGGTAAAGTTTCTGTACAAGAAACTTTACGAAAGGCAAAAGGAGGAAGGCAATGACGAACAACGAGAAATTCAACAGGATGCTCAATGGCTGCTCCCGGCCCAGGGCGGTCATGGCGATACTATCGGCCCTTGCGGCTGAACCAGTTGTCCAGCAGGCCGATCACATTGGTCAAAAACGCCAGGTCATCGTCGGAGAGCTGCTCTCCCTCACGAATGAAACCAAGCTCTACCAGGAGGCGGTTTGAAGCCTCCATCGAAATCAAAGGCTCCTGCTCCGAGGCGGGGGCTTTTTCTTCTCCGCTGAAACCGGTTTCCCAAAGTTCGTCAAGCGAAATCCTCAAAGCTCTTGCGATCAAAACACTTTGCTTCCCACGCGGCTCTTTTTTCCCACTCAAATATTCAGATATAATTGCCTCGCTCAATCCAGTCTCACGGGCCAAGTCTGCGGCCCGCATTTCTCTGTTGACCATTGTTTCTTTTAATTTATTCGAAAAAGCCATAAGAAAGCCCCCTTTTCGACCATCTTAACATTTGCAAAGAAATTTTGCAATAGCTATTGACAAACTTAACAAAAGCGAATACAATGCATACATACCTTAACTAATGCGAAGGGAGGGGGAGCGTTGGAATATCCGTTTAAGTACCCGGAACTATATGCGGAACTGGCCAGGCAGGGGAAAGAAAAGACCCTTCTGGCTGAGGCTATCGGAGTAACGACTGCCGGACTCAGATATAAACAGTCAAAAGCCACCAGCGGAGATTTTACTGGGGACGAGATGCGAAAAGCGGCTGTTTTCCTTGGGGTGCCAGCCGCAACTCTATTCGATATGCAGGCGGGGTGAAGGGAATGAAGCGTTGGCCCGTGTTGAAACCGGATCGTTCCCCGGCATCGGTGGAGGCGATGAGCCGGAATCTTGAAGAAATACGCAACAGGCTCACAGAACTAGAGAGGGGATCGCTTCCCACGAGTGAAGAGCGGACGCGCGCGATCATCGCAAGGGATGGGTTTGTCAAGTACGGAGGTTGCTAATACGCATGGTTGCAATAAGGGCAACCGATAGTGACGGCTCTTGCTTTAACCGCAGTAATAACAGGAAAGGAGTTTTTGCATTTAGGGTTAGGGCAATTCCGAAAGTAGAAACCCTTAGCAGAAGCAGATGGAAGGAAGGCAAGCAGGACATTCCCGGGATGGATCTCGTCAAACTCCCCGTATGAACGCATCAAATCGTTGATGTTGTCAACAGGGAAATTGATGCCGTTTTCGGAAGAGAGGCTGGGATCATTTACAAATACAGTTTTTTTGTAAACGTAAGACACGAGGGCGGCGTGGCCCTCAACAGTGTCAAGAATTCGGTGGTAATTCGGGATAATCTCAATGCCATCTTTCCGAAACATGCGAATGGTAGACAGGGGATCGTCAACCTGGGCAGCAGTGCAGACGAGCCCGCGCCGGATGGCATCTCGTGCCATTTCAGCAATGCCGCAGTAGTCTCTGACAAGAATACGGGATTCGGAGCGAACGCTCTCCCAAATCTCGTCTTGGCTCACAGACATGCCGAAATGAGTATAGAGCATTGACAAAGCGGCTGCGCCGCAGTAGCTTTCTGTTTTTTGTATAAAATGCGGAAGAGTACGAGGGTTTTCCATGGCGAAGAAATTCCTTTACTTGGTCGATTTAAGGAATCATACCACACACAAACGATAGGGGCAAGAGCGCGTAGCGGACTATTTCGGGGTCACAGTGGACGAGCTGTTCAGGGAGGAGCCTTGGGAGGAAGTGGATGTAGGAGGATGTTAGAAATTCTATTCGGGATTATCTTGGTGCTTGGCATAGCATTCCTTCTGATGGCTATGGCCGAAATAGCGAGAATGCATTATCAGGAATGGAAAGAGTGGAGGATTCGGCGGGAAACCCTCAAGGAAATAGCGGAAACAGCGCGGGCGATCAAGAGGGAGAGAGCCGCAAGGGAAGCGGGAGAGGAAGAGCAATGAGAAAGAAGCACAGGGAAGAAAGCGCAGCGCCATGCAAAACAGAGGCTTTCAATTCGACCTACTGGCGCAAGATGTTCGATGAATACAACCGGCGGCTCTCCGCGCTGGAAAAGCGCAGATCCGTTGAGCAGTTTGGGGCTTATGAGAAGCTCGACCATGAGCCTACGGAAGAAGAAGCGGAACAGTTCGCGCAACGTCTATTTGCCGCCCTGCTCCCCGCTATCAAGGATAGGGCTGTGATCAAGAAGCATTGGCCAGCTACGGAAGGCGGGACGGAGTATTGGACGGTAGGTTTGAAGCTTATGGTTCCGAAAGCCTCCAAAGATGTCGAGGCGGGGTAAAGGGATGGAAAAGTATTTTCCGCTGATTGCGGCCGCTGCCGCTTTAGCCGGTGTGGCGATGAACATTGTCGGAGAAGTACACAGACGGAGGGAGTTACGGAAGCTCCAGGATGAGGAACGGGCATTCATCCTGTCAGGAGGGCTTGAAATAAGTGAGAACGGAAAAGATCGCAGCGACAAGCCCGATGGAAATGGAGGCAAAGATTTCAATTCTCCTTCGCCTTTCCATTCTAAAAGAAGAGATGGCGAGGCGGGTTAAATGGCAATTGCAAATTCGCTTTCCATCGGCGCATTGACCAAGATCGCATTGGACATATTCTTTCCGCACAAGCGCTGCCCATTCGGCGGCGAAGCGTTTCCCCAAAGCGATTTGAGCTTCGTGATTTGTGAAAGGCTTTTCGCCAAACCGACGGTAAAGGAATTTTAATACGCGATATTCATCTGGAAACATCGGTATTACCTCTTTTTTCAACAGTATACCACACAGAAAGGAGAAGCGCATGAGCGATTTGGAAAAGGCCATCCGGGCCATCGTGGATCAGGCCATTGAGGAACGGCTGGGCGGATCGCCCTCTGCCGGGGCCATGGTCGCGGAGTATGGCGAGATGGTTGGCCGGGGGAAGGCGGCGGAGCTGCTGAACGTATCGGCGGGCACGATCACCGCCATGTGCAAGGACGGAAGATTGAACGGTACGCCGCTGGGCGTGTCCGTAAGGTCGATTGCGAAGTATCTGGACGATGGGCGGCCCACGGCGCAATCCGTGAAGCGGCGGAAGAAGGTCTATGCTTTCGAGAGGTGTATTCCATGAAGATGACCAAGGAAACCTTCATGGCCCGCTGGGAGGCGGATATCGCGGAAAAGCACCGGCAGATGGCAAAGATCGCCGCTGAGAAGAAGCGGGAGAAGGAAGCGCTGGAAGCGGACAACTGGGGATTTATCGCCTCCCGGCGGAGAAAGCGGCATTGGAACTATGTAAGGAGGTATGGAAGGGCATGAACCCCGTTAAAACAACCATTGATTTATCGTATCTGGATCGCTTCGATGCTGTGCAGACTGCAGCGGAGATCAAGATCGGTACCACCGGCGTGTTTTTCAAGGGTCTGGGCGAGAAGATCCCCAGCAGGAAGGCCGCCCTGTTTGCTGGGAAACCAGGAAAGGACTCGCTGGTGATTGCCGTGCAGGAAAGCCCGGACGGGTTTGAAATCAAAGAGAGCTCGCGCGGAACCCGCTGCTGTTGCTCTCGGTTTGTGCGAGCGTTGCTGGATCGCGGGGTTGAGCTGCCGCAGACGGCGGATCTGGCTTGGGATACGGATACTAAGGCGTTCACGGCGAGGTTGAAACTGATCGTAAAGCCGCAGACTCCGGGAGCCCCCCCCCAGACGCTGCGAAGGCGCCCGAGGAAGGATGATCAAGGATGCTGATATTCTGGTTCGCCATTGGACTGCTGGTGGCCTGTATGATCGAGGACAAGCCCTGGTTTGAGAAATGGGCGGCAAGGATGATCGCCCGGATTGTGAAATAGGAGGAAGACATGCTGAACATCCAAGAGGAAATGCAGTATTTACTGGATGCCGCCAAGAGCCGGAAGGACTTCGAGGCTATCAGGAGGAACGCATCATTCATTGTAGAGCGTATGGGTTATGTGCCGGAGCGGGAGCTGGAGAAGGCATACCGTACTGCATTTGACGAAGGGGATATGGAATGGCAGTTCCTGATCCTCAAGACGGTGGCGTATCTCAGGACGCTTGAAACGGGAGAGGGGGCGTGACAATGGAAGGCGAACGCTGGACGATCCAGGATGATACCGCCGCCGAATGGGCGCTGACGAAAATCCGGGAGCGGAATGCAGAGCGGGACAGGATTGTTTCCACCTGTCAGGCCATGGCGCGGGAATATGAAGCCAAGGCCCGGGACGAACAGGAGAAGGCGCAGAGGGACAACTCCTATCTGGAATTTGCGCTGCGGGAGTATTTCGAAACGGTTCCGCATAAGGCCACCAAGACCCAGGAGAGCTACCGGTTGCCCGGCGGAGCCCTGAAGCTCAAGCAACAGGCGCCGGAGCTGGAGCGGGACGACGCCGTTCTCATGGAGGCATACCCGGAATTTGTCATGACTACCCGGAAGCTCCAATGGGCGGAACTGAAGAAGCGGGTGGAAATCACCGGGGAGACCGCCATTGACCGGGAGACAGGGGAGATCATCGGGGCGATCGCCGTCATCCCCCGGGAACCGGAATTCATTGTGGAGGTGAAATAAATGGGCGTGCCGGTGCTGCTGATAGGCAAATCGGGATCCGGGAAATCCGCCTCTCTGAGGAATTTTCCCCCGGATAAGCTGGGGATTGTGAATGTGATCGGGAAACCGCTGCCGTTCAAGAACACATTTAAGCCCGTGAACACCACGGATTATAACATGGTCATCACGCTGCTTTCGAAGGCGAAGGCGAAGAGCCTAGTGATCGATGATGCGGGATATCTGATTACCAATCATTTCATGGAGGAGCACGCCAGCACCGGGAAGGGGAATGCGGTGTTCGGGCTTTACAACGATCTGGCGGATCGCTTCTATAACCTTTGCCGGTTCATCGTGAACCAACTCCCGGCTGAGAAAATCGTCTATGTGGTCATGCATGAGGAGAAGAACGACATGGGGGACATTCGTCCCAAGACCATCGGGAAACTGCTGGACGAGAAAGTATGCCTGGAGGGACTTTTCACAATCGCCCTGCGCTCAACGGTCTCCGGCGGCAAGTATGTATTCACCACCCGAAGCAGCGGCTTCGATGTCTCCAAGAGCCCCATCGGGATGTTTGAGGAGGCGGAGATCGACAATGACCTTTATCTGGTGGACAAGGCCATCAGGGATTATTACGGACTGAATGAGGAGGAACAGACAGCATGAAGAAGCCCAATGGATACGACACAGCCCCCGCCTACATGGGCGGAGAAACGGCCCCCCAGCTGGAGCCGGGCGGTTATGTCTGCAAGATCAGGCAGGCGAAGGAGGAGACCACGGAGAGCGGGTACTGGATGTTGGCGCTGGCCTTCGATATCGCGGAGGGGCCCCATGCGGGGTTCTATG